AATTTTCAGATATTAAAGCAGACCTAAAAGCGTGGAAGCGTAAGAGTAAAACCTGGGGCATGGTACATGCTGGTTTTTATGAATACCTAAATCGTATTTGGGAACAAGTAGAGGCTTACGTCAATACACCAGCTCGTAAGAAAAAAGCACTTTACATTTGTGGACATAGTTTAGGCGGCGCAATGGCAGCACTAGCAGCAAGTCGCTTGCAGGATCGTGTTGTTGCTTGTTATACATATGGTCAACCTCGTGTAGGCGGTAAGATTTGGGCAACTAAATGTACATTTGAACATCATAGATATGTAAACAACAATGACATTGTACCTCGTGTTCCACTTGCCGTCATGGGATTCCGTCACAGAGGCGAACTACACTACATCAACTACTATGGTTACATTCGTAAGATGACACCATGGCAGATCATCAAAGATGGATGGCGTGGACGTATTCGTGCGTGGAGTAAACTAGAGTTCTTTGATGGTGCTAGAGATCACAGCATGGATTTATACGAAGCAAAGATTGCTAAGAACTCTTAACTAATAGTTTTTTCTATTGAAGGCAATAGTGTTTTCAATTGAAAGCAGATATAATATTGGATCTATACTAAACAAATCAAAAATAAGATCACCGGACTGAGAAAAATTTAAATTTGGCTCTGGCCATTTCTTATTTTTGATTTGAAATTTAGCAACTATTGGCAGTTTATCAGTATTGATATAAATGTTATTTAATTTTACACTTTTTAAAATAGCTGGATTAGATTCAGTAATTTTTACAGGAATAACTACTCGTTCTGGCATATTTCCTGTGTATTCTATTACTTGTTCCTTGCCGCTTTTGTAAACAAGAACTATTTTTAATAAAAAGCTCGTACTGTGAATCCGCATTCTTGTGCTTTCTGTTTGAGTCTGATGGCATGTTCTTGTCTCATGCTTTTTTCGCTATTAAACCGTTCGAGGTCAACATTTTCTTGCAATCGTGTTCCTTCAAGAATAGCGATTTGTGTAAGTTGTACCTGCTGCACTGGATTGTTTGCATAGTATTTGTTGTCTTCGAACCATTGCAATGCATATTCATGATCTTCCTGTGTTTCGGTATGGTAACTAGCAATCATCAACAAGTTCATAGGTACATCGTATTTTTTTCCGAATTCTAGATGGGTAGCGAGATCATCGTTGTTAAAATTTTTTCCCAATTTAATCCTTGTTTCACTGCTTATACTTTCTACTCCACAGTATAAAAAACCATTGCTGCGTTTTATATTTTTCCAAAGTTCTTCGCTGTGTCTATCGCGTTGTCTGATAATAAAACTACCATGCCAGTGAAACTCTTGATCTATGTATTCAACACTGTCGTTGTGCTGTGCCATCAATTGCATGAGTTTTCTAAATTCTACCAAGTTACCATTGCATATACTGCTGGCCAATTGGAATCTAAAAACGTTATACCGCTGACTTAATTCAAGCATTTGACTAAAAATTTCATCTGCAGTGAGATACTGAAACTTTTTCCAAAACGCTACTACATCACAAAATTCACAATTTTGTACACACCCTCTGCTATCTACAATTGGCAAACTTAACCAACTGTAATTCATAAAATTATAATCATCAAAGTTGGGTGTTAGCCAATGTTTTTGTTGAGAATTTTGTTTGAGAAAAACATTGTCAAATCCTACTGTTTCGCCTTTGGTGAAGTAGTTAACAAAATTATCGTTGGCATCTCCAACAAAGTAATGATCAATATAACCTAACTCCTTTAAACGCTCTGGATAGTTATAATTATGAGCTCCCAGAGTTTCGAGGCCAGGACCTCCTATTAATATTTTTATATCAGGATAGAGATGTTTTAAAAGAGCCGATATCCATTTGGTAAACTCTTGACTATCAATTGTAAAAAGCGAAAGCAAAATATGCGTAGGAGTGTATTGCATTATTCTTTGTACATAATGATATAACATGTTAGTTACAACAGGTGCAATGATACTATGTTCTTTTTTTCTGAGAAAAAAATCTTTTAATTCTCGATTGAGTGGATGATTTTTTACAATGTTTAGTATTTCGATATTTAAATCTAATCCTACACATTGTATATTGTTTTCTATCAATAAACTCTTAAGATATGCAGGAGTTGCAAGAGGACTATCGTCCTCTACTAGTGGCACTGTAGTAATAACAACTCGTAAATCACTCACTTTTTAACCCCGCTAACATATCTTTAAGTTTGCTACTTTGCACACTAGCAGTTGGAGTAGCAACATTGTCACTTGCTTCTACAACTCCGTTGCTTTTAATACGGTTCATAATGTTACTGCCTGTGGTTTGTTGCGGTGCATCTTCATCTTCACCCAAGTCTGTAATACGCAGACTTTCCAAGTTAAAGCCCAGATCAATCTTTTGACCAACACCACTACTGCTACGAGTTTTCATTAACTGTATCTGATAGCGTCCACGCTCACGCATTGCGCGGCTAGTAAAGATACCAAACACATTGTCCGCTGTGTTAATCTTACTCAAGCCACCTGAGATATGGCTGTGATCAAATTCAATCTCATCCACTGCACCTCTGTTCAACTGACTTGCTGTTACGAATACGCAGTTAAGTTCTTTAGCCAAGTTACGCAGTTCTTCACTAACATACTTGTCTTTAACAAACAGATCACTCGGACTTACTTTAGCACTAACTGGCATAAGCAAATCCAAATAGTCAATAAGCAAGAAGTCTACACGCCAGCCATTCTTAATCTGCAGTTCTTTCAAGTACGCACGGATATCATTTACATTGCTCTGTGCTGGCATGTATTTGATCTGCAAGTTACCTGCTTTCTTGCCCACCATCTTAACTTTCATCTCAACAGTGTCCAAGTCTTTGAACACTTCTTTAGTGCTTACGTTAGTAAGCATACTGTCAATACGCATAGCACTGAGTCCTTCACTAAGTTCCAAACTCAAGTATACGCCATTTAGTCCTTGTGTTACCCAGTTAACTGCTAGGTTCTGCATAAACAAACTCTTACCTGATCCTGATCCACCTGCAAAAATATTGAGTTCACCTTTGTTCATGCCGCCAAACAGTTTACGATCCATAGCGGGCCAGCCTGTGCTGATCTGTCCGTTATTGTCCTTGAGAGCCATAAGTCTTGCTCTAGGATCCTCAAAGTAGTTTGTGCCCATGTCTTTTGTAAGACTGATCTGCACTGCATCTTTGATGATCTTTTCAACTGGCTCATATTCGCCCTTCTCAAGTAAATCTGCACTCTTGAGAATGGCTCTTTCTAGTTCCTGCCGCTTGGTGAATCCTTCAAACTCTGCGAGGAACCAATCATTGTGACTTTCTGTAATCTCTGGAACAGGCTTTAGTTCAACACCTGTTACTGCACGGATCTGTTCATGTGTAGGAAGCGCACCATGATCATCGCTGTGCTGTTTGATAAACGCTGCAGTATCATGTAGACTACGATCAAAGTTATCCACATTGTAGATGTTTTGCACACGCACAAAGTTCTGTGCATCATGCAACATCATTTCTAAAAATAACTTTTGTAAGTCTACTGTATATTCTTTACTCATTTATTTTTTCAAACTTTCGATAATTTAGATCTGGAGTACCGTCGAAGTAAACAACACTACCATTTACTAATTCAGCAGTTGTTAGTGTGTTTACTAGTTGTTCAGAGACTGTTTTTTTATTGCTACTATTTAATTTTACAGGAGTTACTCCTAAAAAACAACCTTTTCCATGCCATTTACTAAAACTTTTCATTGTTACATAATTTTGATATTTGTTTGCACTATAGTCTGCTAGTCCAAACATGTGTGTCTCAAGTTCGTGATTATATAGCATACTACTAAGAACAAAAACAACTGTAGTATCATTGATATCCAGACTATTAACAATATGATAGGGTAATATGCAACTAGTGAAATGAGTTTGCATCCAACATTTTTCTAACTTCCATAACGCACTGATACTGTTTTTAGTAACAAAATCCGCATGATTTAAACTAGTTCCATTTTGATTGAAAATAATTAAATCCATTTTAGGCAATCTACGCAACTGTTTTTCTAATGTTGCTTGACTAACAGTTTTCCAATCTACACACAGATTACTTTGTGTATCTGATCCAATGGTATATACAGTATATGATTTTTGCAGCGCATCTCGAAGTGCTTGTCCAAACTCAGAGCCCCATCCTACT